GCAAAGTTCATGCTTCACTGGTTCAGGGCGGACAGGCCGGGCCAGATTCGAGGCGTTCCAGAGATTACGCCAGCGCTTCCTTTATTTGCCCACCTTCGACGTTATACACTTGCCGTCGTCACAACTGCCGAGATTATCGCCGAATTTACAATGTTCCTGAAATCAAATGGTGCGCCGGATGGTGTTCCAACTGATTTGCGCGCAGCTCTCGGCGGTGACTTCGCGGAGGTCCAGGTTGAGCGCGGCATGTTGACGACATTGCCGGAAGGCTGGGAGCCGTTTCAGTTGCGTTCTGAGCAGCCAGGAACGACATACGATATGTTCAAGCGTGAAATCCTGAACGAGATCGCACGTTGCTTGAATATTCCATACAACATCGCCGCATGCAATTCATCGTCGTATAACTACGCATCGGGCCGTCTCGATCATCAAGCATTCTTTAAGTCAATCTCCGTCGATCAATCAAACTGCGAATTGGCGGTAGTCGATCCTCTACTCAACGCATGGCTAGACGAGGCAGAGCGTGTTTACGGCTGGAATTTACCGAGCCGCAAACATCAATGGTTTTGGGATGGCCTCGAGCACGTTGACCCATCGAAAGAGGCTGACGCACAATCTACACGGCTGGCCAACAACACGACGACACTTGCGATAGAGTACGCAAGACAAGGGAGAGATTGGGAAGTCGAGCTGCGGCAACGAGCCAAAGAGCTTGAGTTGTGTAAAAAGTTAGGTATTCCTGTTTCAGAATTAAATAAAACAACAAAGGTGAAAGAAGATGAAGAAGAAAGCAAAAAATCCAAATAATTTTACTCTTGAATCGTCAGCGAGTGTTGCGATTGTCGAGGCTGCGGAAGGTGAAAAACCAAAACAGCCAACATTCACCATCGACGCATACAACGGCGGGGCTTTGAGGGTTGGCGGATTCTATAAACCTATCGTTATCGATCTTTCTGGTTTACGTTCGAACCGAGTAACAGTCCTCAAAGACCATGATCCAAGTCAAATCGTCGGGCAGGGAACGGCGAGCATCTCCGAAAAAAATGTTTCAGTGTCAGGGGTGGTTACCGGCGACTATTCAGACAAAAACGATCCTGCCTATCAGGTTGTTTCACATTCAAAAAATGGCTTTGTCTGGGCCGCTTCTGTTGGTGTTTCAATTGACAAACTTGATTATGTCGCCGAAGGCGAAAACGTCAAAGTCAATGGTTCTGTTTTTCAAGGTCCGCTCTATGTTGTCCGCAAAGGACGACTGGGAGAGGTGTCTTTTGTCGGTATCGGGGCGGATGAAACCGCCAGTGCAAAAATTGCTGCGAACGCAGCGGAAAAATTTATAGGAGAAAATGATATGAAATTCGATGAATGGTTGCAGGCGATGGGGTTGACTCAGGCTGATCTGAACGAAGATCAGCTTACGAAAATGCAGGCAAAGTTTGATGACGAGCAAAAGTCGAGCGATCCGGATAGTGTGAAGGCCAAACAAGACAACGACGAGCTTGAACTTCGTAGGGCCGAGGCTGCTGCCGAGGAACTTCGCATTGCCGAAATCCGCAAGATTTGCGGTTCGGCTCATGGCGACATTTGCGCTAAGGCGATCAAGGAAGGCTGGTCGAAAGTTCAGGCAGAACTTGAAGTTTTGAAGGCTGAACGTCCGAAAGCTCCAGCGGTTCACGAAAGTCAGCCTGTTGATGCGTCTCCGCTCGTTATGGAAGCGGCTTTGTCGATGTCTGCAGGCTTTCGAGGACTTGAAAAGGCTTATCCGGCTGAAATTCTCGAAGCGGCGAACAAGAATTTCAAGCGATTTACGCTTCAGCAATTTCTGTTGAAGGCTGCCGCTGACAATGGCTATAACGTTCGCCTTGGCGACCGCATCCACAAAGGAAATCTTCGCAATGTTCTCGAAGCGGCGTTTTCGAGCGTGTCGGTAAGCGGAATTCTCTCGAATATCGCCAATAAAGTTCTGTTGGCGAGTTTCACATCGGTCGAGCAGGCTTGGCGACAGATTGCGGCGATCCGCAGCGTCAACGATTTTAAGACCATCACGTCGTACCGTCTTGTCGGTGGCGGCGGATACGAAAAAGTCGGGCCAGGTGGCGAGATCAAACACGGCAATCTCGGCGAGCAGAGTTTCACGAATAAAGCTGAAACCTACGGCGAAATGCTGGCGATTACTCGTCAGGACATCATCAACGACGACATGAGCGCGTTGACTGGCGGCGCGATGCAGAAGCTCGGACGTGATGCTGGCCTGAAGCTCAATGAGGTGTTCTGGACCGAGTTCTTGGACAACTCGACTTTCTTCACCAACGGCAACAACAACGTTTCGGGATCGTCCGCATTGTCTGTTTCTGGCTTGAAAAAGGCTGTGAACAAGTTCTACAAACTCACAGGGCCTGATGGAAAATTCATCGGGACCATGCCGGAAATTCTTCTCGTGCCGGTTGACCTTGAGATCGAAGCACAGCAGTTGTTTAAAGATTCGTTCGTGAATGAATCCGCACCGGCTGGCTCGCCCGCTCCCAATAGCAATCCGCACGTCGGCAAGTATCGTCCTGTTGCGAGCCGTTACTTGAGTGATTCGACCATAAGCGGGCACAGCACGACCAGTTACTACCTGTTGGCGAATCCGGCGAGCCTTGCGGCGATTGAGGTTGTGTTCCTCGACGGAAACGAAACCCCTACGGTTGAAACCGCAGACGCCGATTTCAACACACTCGGTATCCAGATGCGAGGTTATCACGATTTCGGCGTTGCGAAACAAGACCCTCTGGCCGGTGTTCGGGCCAATGCCTAATTTCAACAATCAAACCAATTTTTAGGAGAAACCTATGGAAGCTATTTTTGTACAGGATGGATTTTCAATCGACTACACGCCAGATGCCGATGTCGCAGCGGGTCAGGTGGTAGTTCTCGGGAATGTGTGTTTCGTGGCCAAAGTGCCGATTGCGTCCGGAGCTCTCGGGGCCGTCGCGGCCACCGGGGTTTATGACGTCGAGAAGACGGCGGATTTGGAAATTGCGGCCGGTGATGCGTTGTTTTTCAACGTCACCACGCGAAAGATCACGAAGACCACCAGCGATGTCTATTTCGGCCCCGCGGTGGCGGCTTCGGCGGCCGCAGCGACTACGGTTCGGGCGAACCTGCGAAGCCTCCAGGCGGTGGCGGCGGGCCAGCTCGGTTTGGGCAATCTGTCCGATGTCGCATCGTCCACGGCTACGGCCGGTAATGTGTTGGTCGGCGATGGCGAGAAGTTTGCAGCCGGAAAACTGGGCGCCGTGAGTCTGGCGAATATCGCCGATGGTGGATCTGGCTTGGCGTTTATGATTACCAAGACCGTCACCAACAGCACAGGGTCGGCGGCTGATCCCGCCGTAATCGCAAGCACGCCGGTGAAGATGAAGATCGTTGACGCCTGGCTGATCTCCCGCGACACCGCAGCGGCCAACGTGAAACTCACCGATGGCACCGCCGATATCACGAACACGATCGCCAAGGGTACGGATGACGATACGATTGTGCGGTTTACCAAGCTGGTTGAAGCCAAAGCCACGCTCGAGGCCGGTAGCACGATCGAAGCGAACCTGTCCGCCGATGGTTCGGTGGATATCTGTATTCTGGCTATTCCGGTTGCCTAATTGAAACGGCCGGAAGCTTTGTTGAAACGATAGGAATCGGCGATGGGTGATATGTTAAAAACTGGTCTCGAATGGTTAGCCTCAAGGCGGACGGCTTGCATGGCCAGCACAATCACCTATCGCCGAGGCCTGACTTCAAAGTCAATCTCGGCGACGGTTGGCAGGCCGGACAAAGAGGCCGTTGATGAAATGAACATACGTGTTTCATCGACGACCATTGATTTTTTGTTTCTCAATTCCGACTTCGCTACAACATTTACAAAGCCGGAACGCGGCGACGTGATTGAGTACGAAGGACGAACATACGAAGTGATGGACTTCGCGGGACAAGGTTGTTGGCGATGGAGTGGTCGTCCTGGAATTACAATCCGAGTACACACTAAGCAGGTGTCTTAATGTCTTCAACGCTCATCACACTTTCAAACGCTGTTTGCTCTGAGATTCTCGCTGGTGTCGGGTCGTTTTCTGTTTCGTTTACGCCAACAGTGAAGATGATGCCAGGTTTCGAGCTTCAGGATTTGTCTACATTGCGGGTTACGGTAGTTCCTCGCTCGATGGAAATCACAAACGAAACGCGAGGATTGGTTAAAAAAGAGTGCATTATTGACATCGGCGTACAAAAGAAAATTTCTGATATTGAAACCGAGACAGCGGCACTTTTAACGCTGTCTGAGCAAATTATCGATTACATGCGAAACAGGCCGTTGTCCGGTTATTCGGATGCAAGATGGATTAAAACAGAAAACGATCCGATCTACTCGCAGGAGCATCTATTCTCAAAACGTGTTTTTTCTGGACTTATAACACTCACGTATCGAGTGAATCAATAGGAGGCTTTATGGGTTGGCTATCGAAATACTTTGGCTCTACGGACATTACAGTTAACGAAACGACTGGTGCGATCAGAACGCAGGATGATTCGCTTTCAACGATTGTTGAAACGTTAATCGACGATGGCCGTCTTAAGGTAGATGCGTCTGGTATTACACTGAACGCTGATGTGGTCGATGTGGATATGGAGGCGATTACGGGCGCGGGTGGATCGGCGAAAACATTGG